CAATGGTCGATATACCACAATCGCTTATAAATTCTTATGTAAAGAAAGTTAAGGACACTACCGGTAAGAACCTTCGTCAGTTCTTCGGTGATGTTGAAATTGCAGAAGAACTTTTAAAGTTCATTACAGTATCGGGTCTTGACGTTGAGAAAATACCAGGTAATGCATTGATGGGTGGTTCACAAGCACAAGCACAAGGAACTCAGGTACAAGTAGATGCAGCACAGACTACAACTGATGAAGTACCTGCTGCTCAAGAACCAGTTGCACAAACTGAAGCACCTGCTGCTCAAACTACTGAAGCACCTGCGGCACAAGAGCCGGTTGCACAAACTGAAACACCTGCTGCTCAAACTACTGAAACGCCTGCTGCTGAAGAATTTGAAGAACCTGCACAAGTACAAACTACTCAGGGACAGACACAAGAAGAGGAAGAAAATGAAGAAGAGGAAGAAAACGAAGAAGAACTTCCGTTATAAGATAAAAAAACATAAAAAAACCCGTCATAAAGACGGGTTTTTTGTTTTAATATATAATTTATGAGATACATTAAGAAATTTGAATCATATGGTAGTTCTGAGCGAGATATAATTGAAAAGTATTGGGAATTGAATCCGGTTGAACTAAAAGATATTTTCCTTTCACTTTCCGAAACACACGGAACTCACGTGGATGAAATTGGATTTTATATATCACTGAACGATGAGAATTGTAATATATTTTGGTATGACGGAAACGTATACAAAAAAGGTCCGTGGAATCACAATTTGGAAGACATTGTCGCTAGTGCTAAACGTGGATATAATAAAATTTATCCAATATTAGAGATTTGGCTTGATAGACCAGAAAATTTTGAAAAATCAACATTTGTATCTGATTTGGAGTATATACTTTCCGAATACGAACTTCCTTATTCTTTAGTTATTACAAGTGATCTTGTTAATAGTATATTAATACGTCTTGAGTATAATGGTTTAACTGAATTATATAATAATACTATAAATGAGTCTGTTAATACGATTAATCCTCTTGTGGTGGTTAATGATTATTGGAATATGGATCCTTATGAGTTCAGAGACATTGTTACTGCAACTTTAGAAGGTTTTGATGAGAACGACTTCGAGTTGAAATTCTCAATAGTTTATAAATCCCATAAGTATCACTTAGTTGAATTTGACGCTGGTAAGTTGGTCTGGTGTAAAAATCTAACTTATGACATACAAACATATCTTAATCTTTTCAATGATGTGCCTGACGATGTTGAGGTTTGTATATCACTAATCTTACCAATCGACCGAGACAAAGACAATGTAGACTATGTAAAATCAATCTGTCAAGAGTTCGATGAAAGACTTTCTCTTTGGAGTAGTGATTGGCGTCCTAAGGAGATAATTGACATTTTAAGAAATAATAATTATCTGACTATGATAAGTTTCCTGCCTGCTGCCAAAAGTGGGTATATAAAAAAAGTGAATCCATTTTTCAGAAAAAAGAAATAATCGATGAGGTATCTTAAGACATTTGAATCATATTCTTCAAAAGACGTTCTAATAATAGTAGACGTACAGAAATCTTTTTCTAAATATTTCACACAAAATTATGTTAATCAATTGAAGGATTATTGTAATAATTTCGGTAGAGTATATCAAATATGGGATAATCATGTGGATGGTAAGAATGTTGATAAAGATTATTTATATGATGAGAATCCGGATGAGGCGGACAATCATAATGACTTATATGAATTTCCTAATCAACAAGAACTAATAGAAAAAAGATACAACTATGATGTTGATGCGGACTTTTATAAAAAAATATTGGATGAATCAGTATATAATGAAATAAAGTCTAAAGAAGATGCAAATGAGTTGAAAAAAGGAGATTTCTTTAATACAAAAGAAGGAACTATAATTGTTTATATAGACAATAGACATCGTTGGTTTCATTGTCCAAATAAACTATATGATTTATTTATTGATATAACAGAGGCACAAAGTGATGATAAAGTTAATGTCGTAATTGTTGGTGGTGCTGACTCAGAGTGTATACTTGACGTTGAGATAACTGCTGAAGTTTTAGGTATTTGCTTTAATAGAAATGAGAAATATATATATTCAGCAACAAATTGTCCTATAAAGTAATTAACCTATATATCTATTTCCTTTTGTTAGATTTTCTTTTTCCCATAATGGTTGTAGATTTGAATAATGTGATAGCTCATATATTTCATCAATTGTATCTGCATATGATATTGGTATTATGTGATCTATGTGCCAATCTCCATAATTTTCCCATGACATACCTACTTTAAATTTACTCTCAATATACTTTTTAAAATCATTTATATCAATACCTAATATATTTTTAGTTTTGTATTCTTTACTTAGTTTCATTTTTCTTAAACTATCCGATAAACTACTACGAAGATTACATATTAATTTGAAATTAATATCTACCTTTTTTCTTTCTCTTAAATATTCATTTCTACAACTTTTGCAATATGTATCTATATTATTTTTTCTTGATATATCCTTATTGAAGTCTGTTTTATTTTTTATTAAAAGACATTTTGAACAGACACTTTCATTTATTTTTGTTAATTTAAATAATTCTTTTACTTTATATTGCTTGGTTTCTTTATTTCTTTTGTTGTATTTTCTATTTCTTATATATTCTCTACTTTTTTCTAAATTTTTGTAATATCTTATTTTTGCATTTTCATTAGTACATGATTTACAAACAGAGTTATGTGTATTCCTATTTTTTCTAAAATGAAATTTATTTAATTCTTTTTCTTCATTACATTTATTACAAATCTTCATTACAGAACTTTTTTCTTATATATATTATAAAAGTTCTACTCTCTTTTGTAAATCCTTTCAAAAAGTTCAAAAATATTATCTGTCTTCTCTCTGTAACAGAATTCATATAGTCTTGTTTGTGGAAATTTTCCATGTCTCCAACCAGATACCACTGATTTTACCACACCAAAATAATCTTCCACTTTTTGAGAGTATCTTTTTTTAATATAAAACTCTATAAAATCAATGTCCATATTTTATATATACCTTATAAAATTAAAGTTTATAATATAAGACTTATACACAGACTTTCAAAAATGATAATCGATTTTTTCAAAGGTTATTTGAAAAATATACTAAAATAAAAGTTTATTATGCCGGCAAAGACAAAGAGAAAATTCAAATATATCCACGCAATGCGTAGAAAATATAAATCAAAAAAGAAGGCTCCGAAGAATATGAAGTGGGTTTTCGGAAAAGAATGGACTGATGTTTCGTATAAGAACTTACCAGAGAGTATTAAGGCTCGTTATATACATAGTTATATAGATTTTATAAACGAAAACTATATCTAAACTCCTACTGCGGCATAAACCTCATAGTCTGCAATTTTGAATACTATCTCCATCCATTCTTGGAATCTTTCTGGATCCTCATAGATATTTACGGTTAGTGTAAAGTTTATTCCGTTAACTTCTGGTATGAACTTTCTTACTTGCTCTTCTATTTCACCTTCAATGAAATCTGCCGACAATCTTGTTTCGAAAAGGTATTCCTCTAAATCACAACCAAAGTCTGGTTGTCCAAATATGTCACCTTTATTTGTTAGTATCAGCATTTCGTATTTCTGAAGGATGACGTTTATAGGGTCATCCTCAATCAATTTGTTTATTTCATATCTTGGGTGTCCTTTGTATGATATGTAGAAGTCTCTGAAGTCCATACCTTATATATAAAAGTAAGTTTAGTCTTTTAGTATTTCACGGAATTTACCAACTGCTGACATTCCTAATACAATTGGGTCAGTGTTTGTGTCCAATAATGGTACATATTCGGCAATTATGTGGTTACATTCGAATAGTTTATCTACTCCTTTGTTTGATTCTACACACCAATCTATGAATGGTCTACCCATAAGTCTTAGCATATCTGCTATTTTGTCAGGTCCAAACGTATTCATTAGAAAGTGATATATCTCATCGTAATTATTTTCACCGTATAGGATTGAATATAATTCGTTTCTATCTTTTATAGAAACGTTTCCACCTTCACTACTTTCGTCTCCTGCTAATAAGAAATCATCGACTTCTACTAATATTTTTCTAAAATCTGGAAACCATCGGTTTATTATTGGAACGAGTTGTTCTTTTGACATCTCTTTTCCTTCTGCGGGTAATATTACATTCTGTATACGTTTGTATATCTCCTGCTTCATATATCGTTCTTCTTCAACGTTCTGACAATCGAAGTCTATCATCTTTATCCTCGATTTCATACCACCTCTAACTTTATCGATGTGGTTTGTACACATTATGAACCTTACACCTCTGTTGTTGTATTTTTCGATAAACGCTTTTAGAGCATCTTGGTATTGTGGTGAGATTCTTTCGAATTCGTCGAGTAGTACATATTTTTCATCGGAGTTGGTTTCGAACATTGGAACTCTTCGACAGAAGTTTGATATTTCATCTCTGAGGAAATCAATAGATGTTTCTTCCGAGCAGTTTACATCCATAAAAGCAGTTTCTTTAGAATACTCACCTATTAGTATTCTGGCTAAACTGGTTTTACCGGTTCCGAAATGTCCGTGGAATATGTAGTGTTGTGTTATTCCGTTTTCGAATCTCTTTCGAATACGTGGTAACAAGATTAAATCCTCAATATTTTTGGGTCTCCATTTTTCCCAGAGTAGTAATTTTTTATGTGACATATTTTGTAGGTAGAAGGTTTACTTAATATATAATGTTATGATAGGCGAAAAGTTTAACTATGAAGACGTTTTCTTCCGTGATTTAACGGTTTGTGTTCTGGATACCTTTGAAAATCAGATACAATGGGTAAATAGATTCACTTCTGGTGACAGACATGTGAAGGTTCCTATTTACTATTCTATGACTGGTGATGAAAGATTCTTACTTGATAGCTTTTCTGATGATATAGTTTCCGATTCTAGGTATGTTGAGTTAAATACGGATATAATACCAAGAGGGCATTTGACACTAACTGGTTTTAATATAAAATCTGAAGAGTTTGCTAACCCGAATGTTTGGCTTCGAACTGTAATTGAAAATGAGAACGAGATTAGACGTGTACTTTCCAAAGTAAGAGCTATTCCGATAACCGTCAATTATGACCTTACAATACTTCTTTCGAGTGAGATTGATAGTTTTAAGTGTAGTCAATCTATTCTTAATACACTCTGGCTTTATAGATTTATGTATTTCGAATTCAACTTTATGCATATTGACGCAGTCATAACAATGCCTGATAGTAGTACTGTTGAGATGTCTAGAGAGAAGAATTTGACATCTGATAATAATATAAAATTGAAAGTTACTTTCACTGTTGATACTTATTATCCAGCATATAGACCGGACCGAATTGCAGATACTGGTTATGTTAGTACTGAGGGTACGGGTATGCGTGATATGAATGGTTATAGTTATCCGGGTACGGTTGTTGATTTTCTTCAAAAAAATGACTGGAATAGACCTACTTATGGTCAGACTGCTAGTTTCTATAGTACTGACACTGTGGCTGGTGGCTCGGATTCGGTGGGAACAAATATCAAAGAAGAGTATAATGCTGTTGTTCCTAAAAGGAGTAAGTGGTATAATGAGATATTGAAATCCAGGGAAATAAACCGGAAACGATAATGGAAAAAAACGGCTTTTTTAGCTTTATATATAGTCTATAAAAATAATTTGCTTTAGATATGAAGAATCTTAAACTCGAACTCTTCAACTTCAAGAAAGAACTTTCTTTGGAACAAGAAGAGATAACAGTGATAGTTGAAGGGCACATGAATGCTTGCAACGAATCATCCGAGAAGGCAGTCATAATCTCTCTTAATGAGAGGCTCAAGCCTTACACATATGACAAGAGCGTGAAGTCTCTACTTGAGTCACTTAATGATGACCTGAAGAGTAACGAGCTTTTGTATGAACTCAAAAACCTATATAACGTTCTCAATACACGAAATGGTGGTGAACTTTATAGACAACCAATCAATGTATTATTACAAACAATCAACCTTGAGAGTGATCAAGATAGAATGTCTAAAGTTCTTAATGAATTGGCGGTTTATGACTGGGTTCCTGAAATAAAACTTTTCGTTCATAATTTGACGAAATCTCCTGAACAAAGGTCAAACCTACTTAGTGGTGGTAAAGGTGAATCAGTTTTCACTATTGTTGAACAAGTAGAAGATGGTCACATTGCTTTAGTAAAAGACTCTTGGTTTTTACTTAGTGAAGAAGTAATTGAGAAAACTTTACTTGAGAACCACATTAAGGATGAAAATGATTTGAGGTCTTTAAGAACTTTAGAGACTGCAATGAAATATGCTAATATTGTTGATGATAGAATTAACTTTAGAATTTCTGAATATTTAACAATTGGTCTTTCTGTTGAAAAGAAAGGTGGTCTTTTCATAAATGATGATGAGATGGATGGTGAAACTACATTAGAGAGCCTTTTCAACTCACCAATCGTTCCTATTGTGAACAAAAACTTTTATCCAGTTTTGGTTGAGGTTTCACAGAATCTTGATAAATTCATCGAACTTGATGTTGTTAAGAGAGTAAACAACCTTATCAATCCTTATCTTGAGTGTTTTGCATTCAACTATAAAAACACAACTTTCCTTTATAGATGTGATGAGAGATATGGTAATTCATTCTTCAAATATGAGTCTGCAATTGAGTTAGTTAATGAGGTTAGAAACGAACTAAATTATGACCTTACTTATTTTTATGAAAATAAACTTAGTAAAGAATTAGTTGTAAAGAGAAAACTTGAAGATAAAGAAAGAGAAGTTACTTTGAAACTTGAAGATGTTTCTTTCAATATTGATAAATTAAAAGGATCAATCAAATTGATGGGTGAGTCAGAAGTTCTTACTACTGCACTTAATAACCTTGAGAAAAGAAAGTCAGTTTTAGATGCTGAGTTAACAGGAGTTAAAGAGCTTCAATATAAAGAGAGAGTAAAAATCTAATTATATAAATTTATTGAAATCCACCATATATACTATGGTGGATTTTTTATTTTATAAACTTTTGTAAATCAATCATATATAATCTTTCATGAAATCGCCCATAAGTGCTCAGGCACTGAAAAAAATAGCGATTTATGAATGTACTTAAATAATAGAGAACTTTACATCGAACTTGTTGTCAGTAAGGCACAAGGAAGACTAACCAGACCGGCACAAAAGATGCTTGAACTTCTTGCTAAGAAGACTATAAAGAAGATGAGATACTGGTCAAATGACGACAAGATGGATTGTTACCAAAGTGGACTTCTTTATGTTTTCCAGAATTGGTATAACTTCAATGAAGAAAAATCAGTAAATGCCTTTGCATATTTCACAGAGATATTCAAAAGAGGTATAGCAAAGGGTTATAATGACCTTTACAAAAAGAAAGGAGATAATGAACACCAAATTAGACTTATCTCAATTGAAGGAAGTAACGAAGGAATGGGATTACATTCACTTTAAATAAAAAAGACCCTTTTTTGGGTCTTTTTTTTTATTAGTATTCTACTAAAACATCATCTGTTAGTATTGTCCTTACCATTCTTTCTACTATTTGATATGGGTCTCCATTTGATGCCGGTCTTCTATCTTCGATATAACCAATTGCATTGGGTTCATTGATACTTGATGGTATTCTAATAGATTTAGTTCTATCACCAATACCCCAACCAAAGTCTTTAATAGATGAAGTTTCATTTGCACCTGTTAATCGTGCTTCGTTATTTTCACCATATACTGCAATATGTTCCGCGTGTGTTTTTTCTAATTTTTTACACATTTCAATTGCAATTTCTTTTTTATTAACTTTATCTTCTCTAATTGTTTTTGTGGAAAAATTAACGTGCATTCCAGAACCATTCCATTTCTCTCCTTTGTAAGGTTTTGGTTCTAATTCAATTCTGTAGTTGTATTTCTCACTTAATCTGTGTAATATGTATCTTGACACCCAAAGTTGATCAGTTCCATCTATAGCATTTACCGTTCCTACTTGATATTCCCATTGACCTAATGCGACTTCTGCGTTTGTTCCAGATATAGATATACCTGCTTTTATACATAATTCTGCGTGTTCTTCTACAAATTTTCTTCCTGCTACGTTATTTGCACCTATACCACAATAATAATCACCTTGTTCTCTAGCTTCATCTTTTTCGGGCCAACCTAGTGGTTTATTAGTTCTTCTGTCAAATATGAAATATTCCTGTTCCCAACCCCACATTGTTTCATTATCATTCTCATTTAGTAAATCTACCATTGATGCACGTGTATTTGAATTATGTGGTGTTCCGTCTACATTTATTACTTCACAAATTACTAATATGCCATCGTTTGTAAATGGATTTAGAAAGTAGTTAACTGGTTTTAGTAATAATTCGGAGTTTGATGTTTCTGCTTGTCCTGTTGATGAACCATCAAAGTTCCATACTGGTGCTTCAAGTGACTTTGACTTGTATTGGTTTAGGAGTGCGTCGGCATTCCAATTTGATTTTATGAATTTTGTTTTTGATCTAATTTGTTGTGGATTTGACCCATCTAGCCAAATATACTCTAGTTTTTTCATTCTAATGCCTTATTTTTTGCCTTATTTTTTTGATATCTATTAATTTTTTCACTTCTTTTGGTCTTTTTAATGTATTTTTTAAGTGCACATGTATCTTTTTTTGATATATTTTATTTTATTCTTATCTTTATAAACATTGTGTCTTTTATTTTATAACAGAATAAACAAATTTTTATGAATAGAGTTTATTTACAACTTTGGGTACATTCTGAAAGAGGATTGGGATTTCTTACAGATGGTTGTTCTTTACACATAGATTTAGTAGAAAGAGATAAATTTATATCTGATGTATATTTAGAAAGAGATGAATTAGTTCCTGAACAATACGATCGTTGTTTTGGTGACTCATTTGAGGTTTATGTTGATGATATGTTATTTGAGTCTGTTAGGAGTCAGTCTAATGTTAGACTGGACGAATCTTCTCTTAGAAACCTTTTGGTTATGGAGGATATAATTATTAAAAATTGATATGCTTTTTATTTTATATAACATATACTATTTTTCAATGTTGCTATTTGCGGCTAATTTGATTTATTATTTTAGAAATAAATCTGAACTAGAGAAGGTTTTTACGGAAAGACGACCAGAGGATTTCAATGGTTTTATCTATTTACATTATATACTTAGAACAATTTCTTTTATTTTCGTTATTTTGGGTTTATTTACTAATTTTTATTTAATTTTTGGTATTATTATAAGCTTATGGATTCTAAAATTTCCTTTGTATCATATATCTAAAAAAATATATTATCTTTATTCTCTTTTTTTACCGATAATAATAACATTTTTATACATTTCGGTTTTTGTAACGTGGCTTATACGTTGAATTTTTTAAGGTTATTTTCTGTTATTATAATAAAATCAAAACCTTTCTTTTTGCACCACTCTATCATCGTTTCCCATTTATTTTTATTTTTATATGCCATTTTTAAGTCGTATTCAAATCCTTTTAGTTTTTTAGTTCCTTTTTCAGGGACTTGTAATTTACCTTCTGTTAGTGCTATAACCATATTATATTCCTTTTGTGGTTTTACTTCTACTACAACTTCTCTTAGTGTTCCGTCTGTATTTCTCATTCTGTAGAAGAAGTCTGGATAGTATCGGTGTGCTTTGACTTTTGCATCACCATTTTCAAAATGTGTCATTTGGTAAGGTATCTCTAAACATTCGGCACCCCATTGTACTATTTCTGGTTTTAGGTCTAACCAAACCATTATCTTCTTTTCCCATGAACTCCTGAAATAAACACCACCCTGTGCATTCAATTTTAAAACTTTGTCTTTGTTCTTTGGTATGTAGTTTCCGGAATTGTAACTCGAGTTTGATGGCTTAGAGTTTATCATGTTTTGTTTTTTTTGGTTTTATATATAAAAGAAAACTTTCTATGGGACACCTAGCGGAACTTGTTAAGCTAAATGTATTAGTCAGAGGTGCCAATGAATTGGATGCCTATATAAATAACACTAATTATTTTATGGCACGATATCGTGGACAGAATCCGGATAATGATGTTCTTGCTATACGTAAGGTTCAGGTAATTCCTGGACAGTTTTACTTTGTTACTTATATGCATGAATCTAATTGGTATAAGTATTCACCAATCTTTGTAATTGATAAAAAAATTTCTAGTGGTCTTACTATACTTAGGTGTATAAATATGAATTTCCTTCCATTGAGTTTTAGAGTTACTTTTTTCGATCCATATCTTCGTGAACAGGATTTTAGTAATCCTAACTTTATACTTAAAGCACAATTTGATAAGGTTGAAAAAGAACTTCTTAAATACAAATATAACTTTGCAATAAAGATGTATAATGTTAATCAGATTGTACAACCATATAGGATATCATTGAATATTCTACCACGTTTTCTTTATTCGGGACATAAAGATTCTAAATATGATCCAGGTAAACTTAAACAGATATGGCAATCACAGAGTAAGGTTGCAGAGCTTCGTGAGAAAGAGATGATGTCTGCGAGTATGGATGATTATACAGATTTGACTAAAGATATATCTGGTAAGTTTGATGTATTAAAAAACGATGTTATGACATTTAGAAATTCACTTCGTAAGTACGGTAAATCTTGATTTTTTTATTATATTTGTATAAAAACAAACTATTATGAAATACACAACCTATATTTCCGCTGCAGAGAAACTCTCCACATTTGGTCAAAAGGATTTGGCTAAGAAATTTTTATCACATGCTGACCAGATTGTCTCTCGTAGAGTTTCTGAATTTGACTTTGATATACTCGTAGGTCAGGTGAAGACATTCAGTGGTGCCAAATTTGCGGAAACACGTGTTCTTAGAGAAAAAGAAGCTAATACTATAATGTTCATATTCAAATCAGGTACTAACACACATCGTATAAATACAACACTTCGTCATAATGGTGAGGTTGTTTGGCATGATGGTAATCTTTTCAGTAACCGAAAATCAGTAAGGTCTTTTGAGAAGTTGATATGTATACTTGTTGAGTATAACAAAGATATACAGAAACTACTATCAGAGATGCAGATGGGTCCGGATGGGTTGAGGATTATACAAAGAACATTCTACATTTGATTGTAAAAAGAAGACACAAATATGTGTCTTCTTTTTTTTTTAGGGGCCGGTAGTTTTTATATATAACCAAAACACGGCAAACTATATAATGGCCTCTTATAACTATTTTAACAACAACAATAACCAGAATTTTGGTGCGAATCAAGGCACCGGTGAAAACAAAGGTTTCTTTAATAGAATACTCAGAACTCTTTCTAGTCATGGAATGAATTACGATGATATGATTATACGTAATCAGGTGGGTATTGGTATAAATGAAGATCCTTATGCATCTAAAGGTAATTCTTTTTATGACTTTTTCTCACAGAGAGCTGTTGCATCGGTTTTGGGTAGAAAGTCTGTTCCTTATTTGGATAGGTCTTATCCGGATAAAAGAAGGATACTTCGTGAATATTCAATAAAGGATGAGATAAGAGATTTCATTAGTCAGGTTGCTGATGAAGTTGTGGTTTATAATGACGACCGTGATTTTTGTCAACTTAGACAATTATCTACTGGATATAACAAACAGATTCAGGATCGTTATATGGAGATTTTTGAGACAATCTACAATAAATATGGTTTCTCAGATAGTATAACCGCTTTCAATCTTATCAAAGATTTCTTAGTTGATGGTTATGTATCAATGGAGATTGTCTATGATGATAAGAAAAAGAATATAATTGCATTCAACAGATTACGTCCTGAGACGTTAGTTCCTGCATATGAACCTAATGTTGGTCATCTTTGGATACAATATCCCGATGACCCACAATTGAGAAGAATTTTTCTCGATTCTCAAATTGTTTTTATATCATATTCAACACAGAATGATTTTGCAGAGACATCTTATGTAGAGGGTCTTATAAAACCATATAATCAGTTGAAGATATTGGAACAAACACGTATAATGTTCAACATAATAAATGCTACGTTATATCAACAATTCAATATACCTGTAAAGGGTCTTTCAAGACAGAGAGCTGAGGAGCAGATTGGTCAATTGATACATGATTACTCTGAGGAGGTTGAATGGGATGATACATTGGGAACTTTATCAATAAATGGTTCTAAACACCTTCCATTCAACAAACAAATTTGGTTTCCTGATGGTGATGCAGGTACACCTACAATGGAATTGAAATCACCACAAGGACACGATTTGAATGAAGAAAGTATGCTTAAATGGTTCCATCAGGCACTTAAGAGAGCTAGTAAAATTCCTTTAAATCGTTTTGAGGGTGAATCTGGTGGTGGTAACCTTATAACTGATGCATCTGAAATGACTCGTGATGAAATAAAGTTTCATAATTTCATAGGTAGATTACGTGCAAATTTCAAAGAACTTATTGTAAAACCATTGAAACTTCAGTTACTCATAGAGTTTCCTGATATGATTGATGATGATAAGTTTTTGAATGAGATTGATGTTGAGTTTTATTCAAATCAGGTATTCGAAGAATGGAAGAAATTAGGTAATCTTGAAAAGAAAGCGGGTATAGTTGGTACTCTATTAGGTGTAATGAATGGTGAAAAACCATACTTTCACATTGAGTGGATTATGGATAATATATTCAAACTTTCACCAGAAGAGAAAGCTGAAAATGCAAGATATTGGGCAA